AATTTACAGTATATGCCTGATTAATATATGTTCCTTCGTAGATTGTAATATTTTCAAAGAAGGCAACTCCATTCACTACAGGAACTGTTATGTCTTCTGGAATTGCAAATGTATAACTTTGATTTGCAAAGGATGATGAACTTGTACAAACTATTCCCTTCTGAAGAGTTAGAGTTATAGGTTGAGTAGTGAGTGCTGAGGTATCTACAAAGAAGGATACATTTGCTCTTGAAGATGTTCTTGATCTTGGTGTGTACCCAATATGCTTCGCAAGAGAAACAGCATTCTCACGAAGAGTCGCACTATCAATAAAAACCTCATTGCTAATCATATTAGCATTGTATGAGGATATGTAAGTATTATATGCTAGAACATCTATGATTGTAGATAGATTAGATCCTTCAAAATCATAATCAGTAAAATTTGAATTCGCACGTAAATACTCACGAATTGAAATTTTAATTTGATCAAAGTCTAAATTTGTAAAATTAACTAGTGCCATTATCGTGTTGGCTGAAGTGCAAATGATAACTGTTGTGGTAGAGCATCAATTCCCACAATCCTATATGATATTGTAACGTTGAATTCGTTATTGTCAAAGTTTGGATCTATTACCACATCAATTAATTCTACTCTTGGTTCGTAATTATTGATGGTATTTGTAATTTCATCTTTGATGATTGATGCAGAGATTTCATCAATGTTTTCAAAGAGAGAACGACTTATTCTGGAACCAAAATTTTCATTAAAAAATTTTTCTCCAGGTTGGGTAAATACGAGATTTCTAATTGAACGAGAAATCGCTGACTCATTTTTAAGCGCAATTAAATCATAGTTCAGGGGATTAACCTGAAATGTCATACTTATATCTCTAAATCCCTTACTTACCCTCTCTAGAGGCATAAAAAATTACACAAATCTATCTTATTTATTCAGGTTCTTTTGATCTCATAAAGAGGTTCTGTACCATAATCCCAATCATCATAATCTTCATCATTACGAATTTGAGAATGAATTTCATTCTGAATCATAAAGTCATGCTTTTTGGGTGTCAGACTATCATTATTAATCTCACGAAGCATCTTTGATTCTTCTTCAATCTTGTGACCCCACATCTTCATCATATTTAATTTTTTGTTGGATTGATTTTCCATTGTTCTCCTGATTTTTAAAATCAGAACTTTTAAAGGGGTTTCTATCCCTATTCTATTATATAGTTTAAAGTACCCTATAAGAGAGATACACGACAAAGCGCATAAGAATCAGAATCTCATAAGGACAAAAAAAATCGGAGATTACTCCCCGATTGATAAAATTATTTACCCTGACCTCGGTATTTTTTCTTTGCCCTATTCCGAGAAGTTGCGGAATATTTTGTGTTCTTCCCAAGACCCTGAAGAGTGGACTTGGGTTTAGATTCAATCTGAACTCCGTTTAGATTCGGTCTTTTTGCCATGGTAATTTCTCCAATTCAAGTAGTATTATAAGTGATGCTAAAATAATTGTCAAATGACTCGCGTCTTTTCGTGACCAACGCGAATGCGAGGATCACACCAAATCTCAAATCCTTCATCTTTTGCGTCAAGGCAGAATGAAACATCCTCCCCACACATATCTTGAACCGCACCAGATTCAAAGACTTGCATCTTAGGTGCAAACCAAGGATACTCAAGATTCTCAAAGACTCCATTTTTAATGAGAACCCAACCAAATCCAGTGTAATCAACTGTAAATGGCTTACGACGCTTTGAAATAGAGTCTACAGTCTCATGATTCATTACACCTCCGTTCTTACGGAAGTCATCTTCTTCTAACCAGTGAGCAACGGAAGTGGTATGACCATCCTCTGTTGCATACCAACCCGCCACGATTTCCTTTTCTTCACCTTCTTCAGATAGGGCAACATCACAGAGTTGCCAGAACTTTTCTGTGTTGAAAACAATATCACTGTCAATCCAGAGTTGATAGTCATATTGAAGTTTTCCATCCCAAGGAACCTGCTTAGGCCCACGAAGAACATTTGCTCCGAGAACTTTGCATCGTGCAAAGTTTACCATTGATGAATAATCTTGAGAAATTTGAATGCTCATTCCGTTTTGCACCATGTCAAAACAGAGTTGTACAAATGCCTTGAGAAAAATAAACGAACACCCTCTGCCTGGAAGACAGAAGACAATCGACTTTCCTCTCATTCTTTCTTTGATTGCCTCATAGTCCCATTCTTGTGCGGGTGTTGATGTAGGCGCTTTTGCTTTTACAGTGAATCCCTTTGCCATATTTTTAAGTAAACCTCAAGTCAATTCTAGCGTTCTATTTAGAGAATGTCAATAGGAGAAGTTTAGAGCAAATTCCTTCTCTATTACGAGTTCCTCATAAGATAACTCAGAGGTATCTGCTAGAAGATCCGCCAAACGATTCAGAGCAATCCATGTTGTATTAAACTCTTCTTCCTTCAAAGAATGGTAGATACATTCTCCACGAGCATAGATGTGATATATTTTTTGTTTCATAAAAAGTGTGTTAGTTTACCAGTGCATTATATATCATGACCGCAATAAAACCAAATGCCACGAAGAATGGTTTTGGATAACGAATCATCCATCCTGCAAGAACTACACGGTAAAAATTCCAATAGGGGGTTTTGGAGGATTTATACCTGCGGGAAATTTTTTCAGGACGAATGAAATTCATTTTGATTTTTTCTGAGGGATTTTTTTATGGGGGGATTTTTTTATTTCTTTGAATCCTTATAGAACCATAGGCAAAAGGAAGACCTGTAGACTACAGGGACCCATTGATTTTTATCGCATGGCGCCCAAACATAAGGATCGCTTATCGTTAATATACTGTCATATAAGACGAACGAATAGGTGTACTTAGCACGAACGAATAGGGGTGCTAAGTGTCACGAACTCAGCACCCGCTAAATGTAACTCAGAACCCCAATCGCTCCGACAGGTACTGCTCAACAGCGTCAGGATCGAGCGGTTGCGTATAACGGCAACCCGCAAATCCCTTTGCCCACCATACCGCATCATCGTAGGATTGGATCACATTAGATACCTCCATTGTCACACCTTTGGCGACATTGGTAGCGGTAACGATGTAACCCTTGCCATTGGGGTTAACCATGATGGCGGCGAAGTTGCGACCTTGATTGTAAGCAAACATGATGCAATTGCGATGGGATTGTGATCAGTTTAGTGTCATGATCAGGACGGGTTAGGTTCAGTCCTGAATCGGAGTCAGGTTTCCATTCTTTCTAGCGTCAGCGATCATCTTGCCAACGGAGTAGGGTAGATCAGCGTATGAAATAGCAGCAATCAGAAACTCACAGAATGCAGGAGTTGCAGTAAACCCATAAGCACGGGACGGGTTAGATTGAAAGATCACCTCCACGAATCCTCCACGCTCAACATGGAGATTGTGAATAGCACTGGACTGCTCGCGAGTAAAGGTGCGGAAGGCGGGAGCGGTGGCAGCGGTCATGGGTCGGTTTCCGGTTGACTTGTTAATTGTACAGGATGGGGAGGGGGATCCGTGGTCCCCCTTGTGCCACCTTCTAGACTGTCACACTAAATGAGTTTCATACCTGAGAAGAAAGGAATCGGGGATCCTTGATAGTTCAGAAACCACTTTCCACCTTTCTGAAATACATGCTCCCCCTCGATTCCATGCACTTTGAGAATAGCATTCAGGCGGGACTTTGTGGTTGTAGTTTTATACCCACCGTCAAACAATTGAATCCAGGTGTCACCAATCGCTGCAATGAGATTGTTATAAAGAAACACCTTTGAGACTTCGCCTTCCGTGATAACTTGCGTGTTATCAAGTTTCCAATCCTGGGATGCACTGATTGCATCATTCATCAGGGTTTCAATCTTGCGCATGAGTCGGTTCCCTTGGTTGACTTCTCAAGTATAAGGCATGGGCGGGGACCCTTGGGGATCCCCTTGTGACAGTTCACTGACCGTCCGTGTAGTCTCCGATAATCATGCCATTCTGGCGCACTTGTGCATAACCGTACTCTTCACTCAGGGACAGGCACAGATCCCAGGCACGGTCGGCATCGGTGGTAGTGTTCTCCCAAGGTGCGGAAGGGCAGATAACGTCAAGGCGGGTCATGATCCTTTGGCGGTTGACTTGTTAAGTATAAGGCATGGGTGGGGACCCTTGGGGATCCCCTTGTGCATCTTAACGAACTGTCACACCCCCATGATCACGGCACGGATCCGATCCCGCTTGCGGATCTGTCCAGTCTGAACAAACCACAGATCCCGCCTTTTACCTTTCATGGTAGCACCTAGGATGTCTTCTTTCTCCAGATCCACCATAACAGCGTGGATCGTGCCCTTGTGGCGCTTCGGATCCATTCCCATCGTGCGCACAAGGTCGCTACAGGTCATGGGACCTTTGGCGGCGAGGATGGCACGGATGCGGGAGCGGACGGTGCTGGTGAGTGAGCGCATGGGTCGCTTGCGGTTGACTTGTTCAGTATAAGGCATGGGAGGCACCTGCTGGCGCCTCCGGTGTGTCAGTTGTCAGAGTGTCCCTTTCCGACCCATGGTAGCGATGAGAACGGCAGAGCAGATAAGATCACCACGGACCCAGACCAGTTGGCGGGTTGCAAGATCAGAGGCGGGGCGGATTGTCATGATCGTTTGGCGGTTGACTTGTTAATTGTAGCAGTGAATCAGCGGCAATCTTGCGTCACTTCACACATTGTAACAGCGAGGCGATCTGCGTTTGCTTTGCTGATCTGGAGTCCAGCGGAGAGAATACCACCGCCGACCCATAGAAGAACAACGGTAACAGTTGCAGGGAAGATCAGACGAGTCATGAGGTTTCCTGTTGACTTGTTCAGTATAAGGCACAGGTGGGGGATTGTGAGTCCCCCTTGTGCCACCTTTCAAACTGTCACGCGATCTGGATCATTTGATCATAACGATCTAGCGAAACATAGGTGAGAACATTAGACTCTGAACGCAGTCCAATGTATACCCACATCGGAGAATTGGCGATCATTTTGTAACAAGAAACGGTAAATACTTCACCTTCCTCGTTAGAACATTTGCAACCGATGATAGAATCAAGAATAGACATCGGGGTTCCCTTGCGGTTGACTTGTTAATCTTAAGGCACAGGTGGGGGATTGTGAGTCCCCCTTGTGCCACTTGTCAGACTGTCACAAGATCACTCCATGCCTTATAAGTTTCTTTCACACTTTGGGCAAAGTTAATCAGGGCAGGATAACCCTGATCACGCATCCAAGTATAACAAACTTGAAGAAAGTTCCAAACTTTCGTGATAACCTGAACGGTAGCATCTTTACCACCATTCTGATACCATTCAATAAACTTTTGGGCAAGAACATAAACAACTGCTGCAATGGTAAGAATTACAGTCACAAACTGTTGCAGATGTTTCTTATACTCAACCTTAGACAGTTGAGCGATAAGATCATCAGCGGGGGGGAAGGATTGAGCGAACATTGTCTTAGGTGGCGAGGGAATGTAGAGAGGTCTCAACCACACACATAAGATAACCGATTCATGGTCTGATGTCAAGGGGTTTCTGATAGGTCTTACTTATGTGACACATAAGGTTTGCTTATGTGATAAGGTATAAAAAAAGAGGGAGAATTAACTCCCTCGTTTCTTATCACTTCCAGAGACCTTCTTTAATCATTCGCTGAATCATTCCCTGGACAAACTCACCGCAATCGGTACACTCAACTGCTCCTTCAATACCTGCCCGAAGTTTACGGCAGCGACCATCAAAAGTATAACGCCAGATTGCAGATGCAGTGAGAAGAAGTTGACGACGCTTTGCCCAACCTGCAGCAGGTTTGTTAACAAGTTCCTTATGCAGAGGTGCAATATCATGATACTTCTTACCATTCTGACGGACAAAGTTCAGACGAGCGACAAACAGTTTACCACCAGGAATATACTTATCCAGTTCATCAGAGAAGAAATCAATATACTTCTTAGCGATTTCTTCTTGCTGTTCTTTTGCTTCTTCTTTCTTAATTTCAACAGAAATTTGTTTTTGAAGTTCAACAAGAATAGCAGCAGTCTTATTCTGCTGATCAACAACGGTCTCGATAGCAGAGATCAGTTGAGCGATGTTAGACATTTAAGATCTGAGGTTGGTGGGGGTTTGAGTCGGAGGCGGTTCGTTTCCCCTCCGATGAACATAGTATGGCACCCCTGACCGACCCCAGCAACCACCCTTGTGCCACTTGCGGAACTGTCCATTCTGACCGTCTTAGGTGCCTGTGGGGTCTTAGGATAAGGGGACAATCAAACGAGGGCAGGGGTATGCCTGATGATGAAATGGTCGTCACGGAACCTGCAATAAAATAATAAGAAACAAAGTATAAAAAAAGGGAGCAACTCTGCCCCCATAAGGTATTCTTATACCCGAACTTGAGCGATTACATCCCAAGTTCCATTATGATTGATGCGGCAGACATTTACAATCTGACCGTTAAGTTCAATAGACCAAGAATACGCTGCGTCGTATGCATCATCCTCAGTAGCATAAAACTCAGCGTCACGCTCCCAGATAGAATCAGGACCCTGAGGCACAATACCAAACTTAGGACCGTCAAGAATGATGGTTTCCATGGTTTCCCTTGCGGTTGACTTCTTAAGTATAAGGGGTCAGTGGGGGATCTTATGACCCCCCTGTGCCAGTTCTTAGAGTGTCACAAGGAAGTGATGATCTGATCTGGCATGATAAAATCACTGCAATCTCTTACAGTTTCACCATCCTCAGTATAAATGCCGTTAAAATAGATTTCGGCAGTTTCACCATAATAACCAGAACCCCGATAGAAGTCTGCATTATAACGTTGGAGCAATTCTTCAAAGTCTCTTATGAAATTTTGACGAATTTCGTTAGAGTCAGTCATCAGGTTTCCTCTGAACTGAAATAATCATAAGGTACAAGTGGGGGATCTTATGACCCCCCTGTGCCACTTGTCAGACTGTCACAGTGAGTTTCTTACTGTAACCGCCGAACTGATTATTCTTACGACGGGCGCGAATTGCAGCACCCCAAGATGAACCTTTAGGTTGCGTACCATGAACTAACAGAGCGAAGGGTTTTTGCCCGAAGCAGTGTGAATCATCATGATCTACTTCCAGACCAGCGTTGTTAGCATCTTCCTCAGTCATGAACACCTTAGCATAACGCTCAAAGTAACCTTCATCAATCAGGTAGTCAAACTTACCACCATAAGATGCGGTCATGTAGAAGTTAGCAGGCAACTTGAAGTTAAGAAACAGTTGCAGACTCTTAGAGTAGCAGTAAAACTTAAGATCAGGATTGCGGATTGCAACTTGAATCCAAGCGTCAAGATAAGCACCGGAGAAGAAGTCACCGGACTCATGAATCCGCACGAGTTGAGTATTTTTAGTGCGGTGATTCTGAATGGAATTGTGAATCAGATCCGCCGCAGTTCCATTCTGAATCGCATCCACAATCAGTTTGAGATTGTTAGCACGATTGTTATAAACTGCGTCGTATTGAACCTCACTGCTAGCAGCGAAACAACGGAATTGCGTTTGGGCGCCATCTTGAATGGTACGCTTGCCATCATCACCAACCACGGCAAAAGACTTGCAAAACAATGCACCGGGGCAGGTTTTACCGGCGGGCAGGTTAAAGATCAAGGTGCCTTTGTTGAGTTTGGCGTTACCCTTGGAGAAGTTCAGCATGGGTCGGTTCCCTTGGTTGACTTGTTCAGTATAAGGGCAAAAAAGGGGAACCAGAGTCCCCCTTGTGCCAGTGATTAAAGTGTCACACGTCCTTGAGATTACCAGTCCGTCGTGCGGTAGCAACAAAAGAACCGAGACCCTGAATCGGATCAGCGTCAAGAATCGTTACAAGTTCAACAATAAAGGTAACAGTTGCCTCAAAAGTATAAACTTTCTCAGGATTGGACTGATAAGCAATCATTGCCTGACCATCTTCAATCATAATAGAAGCAATGGCGGACGATTCGGCAACAGTAAAGGTACGGAACAGTGCGGTGGCGTTAGACATAATTTAGTTCATCAAATGTTAAAGAATTTGTGGTCTTTAAGGCGCCCACATTCCTTGAATCAAAACTCTACTTCCCAGTCTGAATCGTTAGTTAGATTCACCCAAAAGAAGTTTTTACCATTTGCAGAACAAAGAAAGAAACGATTTCCCTTGTTTTGTTCTACAAAGCACATCGGATCACACTCCATTAAGTTAGCAAATCGGTTCTTTGCTTTCTTACTCTTAGGAGTGACAAATGCAGTTTCCATGATTTTTCTCAGGAACAGTATAAGATTAACAGGGATCCTATCAGATGGTAAGATCCCTGTGCCAGTTCTTAGGGTGTCACCTCATCATTCTTAAACAAGACGTAAATCTTACTCACAATAGAATCATAATCTTCGCGTTCTTCATCAGATTCAGTAAACTCTGCATTGTTGGAGACCAGATCATAGATCAGATCCCATTCAGAATCGGTGAAGAACTCTTTGATCGCTTCCATGATTGTCTTTTGGTTGACTTGTTTATCTTAGGGCATGTAAGGGGGATCTTATGTCCCCCTTGTGACACTTAGAGAACTGTCACATCAGAACTGGATTTCATCTAGCGTAGGTTCAGGGGAAACAGTATCATCAGCATCATTGATGATACTATCAAGAATGGTAAGGATTTCACTACCAGTACCACCTTGCTTGAGCATCATAATCATCAGTTCTTTAGACATGTTAAGACTCGGTAAGATTTTCTGATGGACAGTTTAATGTCTTATCCAGGACAATTAAATCAGATTGCGCTAGTACGCTTTGTAACCCAAAGTGCCAGACGCATTGTACTTGCCTTGGCAACAGATTCAGGTTTACGACCAAGACTGATTGCAGATTGCTTGAGTTTGGTACGCTGGGAATCAATAGTCAGACCCGAAACCATAATGTCGCGGGCAGATTGAAGCAGTTCTTGTTGCGTCATGAGTGTTTGTCTTGACTTACTTAAGATACAGGAGTTTCGGAGTCTTGTGCGGGGTCTTGTGCCAGTTTGGTAGGTGTCACACGCACATTCATAGGAGAATTAAAAAACCTACGAAAAGCAGTAACAATAATGATACCCGTGGATACCACACCAACCAGACCAAGGAACGTGGTAAAATCACCAGTGAAAGTATAAGTATCAGGCGTCATTGTTAGAATCTTCGTCGGGAACAAAATCAATCAGAGGCAGAGGAATCCCTTCGGGAGTCCATTCAATCAGGTCACACTCAAAAAGAATATCAAACATGATCAGAAATCGTTGGAGTTGGAGAAATCAATACCTTCGGCAAGATCATCATAATAATTTTCCACCTCAAACTTGGTTTCTTCATCATCCCAATCAAAGGAAATCAGTTCTTCAACTTGTTCGTCGCAAAGAAAAGGATCCATTTGTTTTGTGTCTTTGGTTGACTTGTTTATCTTAGAGGCAGTTTAGAGACTTGCCGAGGTCTTGTGTGCCAGTTAGTCAGGTGTCACACATCATAAATCTTAAACATTGCATCTTCCTCATACTCAAAAGGAAGCATTTCCTGATCAAAACGCTCAGAAAAGCGAATGTCGTTAGCAATCATCGGACGAATCGCATTGCTAATGCTAGTCAGAGCATCCTGATTGAGAGCGTTGTAGATGTTGCGGAAATCAGCGATCATGGTTGGTTCAGGTGTTGAACGAGTTCAGTATGACAGGGATCTTGGGGAATCACAAGACCCCTTGTGCCACTTGTCAGACTGTCACACTCTCCAGCAGTTCCTGCACAGTTTCATCATCATAAACACACGAAATCTCATTCAGAATGTCCTCTGGAGATTGAATGTCAAGATTATTGACAATAGTATCGTAGGCAAATTGCATCAGAGTTTTAGTATCCATGTCCTCTACAATACGATCAGCATAATTCTCAATGAACTGCTGAATCTGATCGGAGGTGAGAGTATCAAACTTGGCGATGATTTGATCGTTCATTGAAGTGCCTCAGGAACAAATGTAATGTAACAGGTTCTGATGGTCTTGTGGAATCTTATGTGCCAGTTCTTAAGGTGCCACAAGACCCCGTTGACTCATTTCATTTGCAATACATTCAAACACTTGTTCATAAATCCAATCGTTCTCTTCTACTTCATTGAGAACAACTGCTGCATCATCAATGTAAATTTTTTCAGGATTCCCATCTTCATCTAGATTGAACACATCTTCTTGAGTAAAGATAAATGCAGCAACAGGAGCATCTTCGCCCTGCTGTTCAATCAGTTTCTCAATGGATTCTTTGAGTTGTTGAAGAGTTCGTGCCATGAGGTTTCTTAGGAACAAATGTAATGTAACAGGTTCTGATGGTCTTGTGGAATCTTATGTGCCAGTTCAGAGATTGGACTT